TACACGCATTAGTCTGGTGACGCAATTCGGCGGCACTTGGTCATTTGATGCCGTGAGCACAAATGGTCAACTTAGGTTCGGCAATGGCACCGATAGGATGACCCTCGACTCCTCCGGCAACCTCGGTTTGGGGGTGACGCCGAGTGGTTGGGGGGGTGGCATTAAAGTCATCGAGTTTGGATCAATAGGTGGCCTTGCTGCTGCCACCGTTGATGTAAACATGCTCTACAACGTCTACTACGATGGAGTTAATAGGTACAGAACTAACGGATACGCTAGCAATTTCCAGCATCAGCTAGGCGCGTTCAAGTGGTTCACCGCCGCCTCCGGCAACGCCGGAGATCCCATCTCCTTCACCCAAGCGATGACGCTGGATGCGAGTGGGAATTTGTTGGTGGGGACGACGAGCAAAACCGCAGGTGGCGCAGGTATTGTTGATATTCGCGGAAGCCTAACTCTTAGTGCAGCAAGTGCAGTCAACGGTGGGTATCAGCAAATTGATTTCGCGGCTGGCGTATACGTCAAAGCAGCAATTCGCGGCTACAGTATGGGTACGACTGACGCCGGTGAGCTTAGGTTTTATACCGCTCCAGCAGGCGATATCATTAACGAACGCGCCCGCATCCCCGCAGCAGGCGGTATGGTAGTTGGCACCGCAGCCCTCGCAACCACTGCAACCGACGGCTTCCTCTACGTCCCAACCTGTGCAGGCACGCCCACGGGCACGCCGACAACGCAGACTGGCACTGCACCTATCGTCGTTGACACCACGAACAACAAGCTGTATTTCTACTCTGGCGGTCAATGGCGTGACGCTGGGCCGTGAACTTAACCCTGAAAGGAACTCATCATGAACATCACCTGGAACATCGAGTGGATGAAGACCACTCCCACGACGGCAACTCCTCCCGAGTGCGTCATCACTGCTGGCTGGCGCTGCACTGGCACTGACGGCCAATACACTGGCACGGTGTACAGCACTGCCAGCTTCGGGCAACCCGGCGACCCGTTCACTCCCTATGCCGATCTGACGCAAGATCAAGTGCTGGGCTGGGTGTGGGCCAACGGTGTTGACAAAGACGCCACTGAGGCTGCTGTCGCTGGTCAGATCGAAGCGCAGAAGAACCCGCCCGTGATTCAGCCTCCGCTGCCGTGGCTATAATGTAAAAACACCACTTCGGTGTTTTTACAGGAGTTTTTATGAACAACATCACTTTGTCTTCGCTTAGCGTCAACGACGTCAATGTCATCTTTGCCGGTCTCGGTAAGTTGCCTATGGAAGTTTCGGTTGATCTGTGGCTTCGTCTTAAGCAGCAAGCTGAAGCGCAGATGTCTGAGCAAACCATTGACAAAGCGCCGCAGGAATAAATCATCATGGCATACGACTTCTTAGAACTTGTCAACAGCGTCAATCGTCGTCTCAACGAAGTTGAGCTGACGTCTGCACAGTTTCCGACAGCTAAAGGTTGGTATGCCCAATGCAAAGACGCTGTCAACAGTTCCATCAGAGACATTCAGCAGACGCATTATCAATGGCCATTCAATCACACGACACAGAATGTGACGTTGGTTGCTGGCACTATGCGATATGCTTTTCCTGCTGATGTCTCCAATGTTGACATGGACAGCTTCCGTATTCGTCGTAACAACACCTTTGGCAATGAAACCGTTCGTCTGAAGGTGATGACATATGATGAATATCTTCAGCGCTACGTTGACTACGAATACGACACCAGCAACACCAGCATCAGAGATGTTCCTGAGTATGTTGTCAGAGCACCTGATGACAACTTCATCGTAACGCCTCCTCCTAAGGAGGCTTATGTCATTGACTACGAATATTTTCAGAGCCCTTCTGATTTGTCGTTGTATAACGACACTACGACAGTGCCTGAGAAGTTCAAGCATGTCATCGTTGATGGAGCTATGTACTATGCCTATATGTTCAGAGGCAATGAACAGGCTGCGTCGTTGGCTAAGGCAAAGTTTGATGAAGGTGTCAAGAAGATGCGTATTCTTCTCATCAATGAATATGAATATCTGAGGTCTACATACATTCCTCAGGGTGCTTTCTTCATTGCTGGTCCTAGACTAGGTTAATATGGACAGAATTGAGACATTGCCTGTAGCCTGTGCTGGTGGGTTGGTGACGAACCTTCCCCAATTGGCACAGGCTTCTCAGTTTCCTGGTACAGCTAGAGAGCTTGAGAACTTTGAGCCATCTGTTGAAGGTGGATATAGACGCATCAATGGGTATGCTAAATGGGACACTGTTCCTGTTTCAGCCTTGCCTGTAGTGTGGACAAGACAGGCTTACTCTATTGGAGCTACGTCCATTAACGTTGGTGATTGGTATTACCTGTCTGGTTTTTATGGCTCCGGCTCCATCACATTTACTATCTCAGGAACCACCTACACTGTAAGTTCTATTGTTGGAGATCCGAGTAGCTATCAGGACAGACATGCCACTGTAAATTTTTCTCCTGCGCTGGCTACAAACATTCCTGCTAGAACACAAATTAGGCTCAAACAAAATTTAGATTTTCCTTTTTCAACAAAGATATTCACTCTAGAGGAATATGCTTTTGTTGGTGTTGAATTTGGTAGCATCCATAGATATATCCTTAACGACTTTAACAATGTCACAAAGCTCTCTCTTGGTGACTATGGTTCTGGTAATTTTATCTATTCAAGAGTTGATGGTGCAGGACAAACAGGAACCACATTCAACATTAAAAATCTGAAGCATCGACCGGATTCTGGTGACACTTTTTGGATAAGCACTTCTGCTTCTTCTTTTCCAGATATTTATGTTGTTGTTTCAGTGACGACATATGACAAAGAAGCCGGTACTGCTACTTTAGTCATCTATCCTTCTTTGTCTTCTAGTCCCAGTGATGGAGAAAACATTGACTGGAGTTCCAGAATCATTGGTGGTGTTTCTTCTACATCTATTCATGCATCCTACAACAAAGGCTCTAAAGGCTATGTAGCCTTGCCTATGGGTGATGAATATCCTATGATATTGGACTTCAAATACTATCAGCCTGTCACTGGTATGTATGACATCCTGACAGCTAACAACGATGCTGTTTACTATTCTGCTTATTACAGAAGCCATATGTTTTGGGCTTCTCAGAGCAGCTTATATTTCTCTGCTCCTTTCGATGAGTTTGACTACACACCTGCTAATGGTGCTGGTGAAATTGTTGTACCAGGCGAGATAGTTGGTCTGTTGTCTTTGAGAGATAGTCTCATTGTCTTTTGTCGCTATAACATCTTCAGGCTCACGGGTTCTGATGCTAACAATTTTTCTTTGAATCCTGTTACAGAAAACACAGGATGTGTTGATGGCTTGTCTATTCAGGAAATCAACGGAGATGTTTTGTTCATGTCCGATACAGGCATTTCTCGTCTTTCTGATAGTGATCAGCAGAGTGGATTAGGTTTTAGTCTGTTGTCTAACACCATTAAAACAGAAGTGAATGCATTGTTGGCACCTTCTGCTAATGGTCAAAATAATTATCCAAGTGTGTTTATTCCTCCAAAAAACCAATATAGAGTAATAAAGTACAACTTTGCAACAACCATAGCAAACACCATTGGAATTATTGGTTCACAGGTTGGGTTAGATCCTACAGAGTTGTCTTGGTCTACCATCAAAGGCATTAAACCTTATCACATAAGTTATTGGGTAGAAGAGAAAAAGACTTTGTTCTTAGCTCAAGACGCCAGCAACATCATTTACATCTACCAAATGGACAGTGGTAACACCTTTGACGGCACCAACATCACTGCCACCTACTCCACTCCCTATTACACCTTCAACGATCCGAAGATGCGTAAGAACTTCCTCAAGCTAACTCTTACTGTTGAGCCTGAAGGAAACGTCACCACCACTGTTGACACTCTGCTCAACTACAACAAGAGCGACGTTATTCAGCCGCCTAGTGTTGTCTTGGGAACAACATCATCGACTTATGGCGACACCACAAGCCCTTCTTATGAGACGCTGCTGATCGGTAATGGTGAATCGATGTCGTTGAAGTTTGTCTCTAACACAGACATTCCTCCATACGTCATTCAATCTTTTACGGTTGAATATAGCACCAATGATAGAAGGTAGTGTTTATGTCGTCCACAGAACAAGCAGCAGAGTCTGGTGCTGTCCTTATTGCTAAGGCTGCACCACCGGCAACGGTGTCCTTAGCTACTTTGGCTGGTTATCAAGTGTCAGAGTTGTTGCTATGGGCAACTCTTATCTACACAGTGTTGATGATTGGACACAAACTCTACACTATCTATAAAGACATCACATCGTGATTGATCCTGTCAGCGCCTTCGCAACAGCCACTGCTGCCTACAATGCCATCAAGAAAGGCATTGAACTAGGACAAGAAATCGAAGGCAT